AAGCCTCCTGAGAAAGTTTGAGGAGATCAAGCTCGACATGGCGGATGCTTTTGCGGCGGGGCTAGTCGCTGGCGCCGGCCCGGTGGTCAATGACGCAAAACGCAATGCCCCGATCAAGACGGGCAACTTGATGCGGTCATATCACATTGGGACAAAGGGGCGGAACATCACCGAGCCACAAGCCACAAATGGAGCTCCGCAGATGGTGTCGCAGGCGGGCGTGGCTCTAGTTGCTGAAGCACTGAGGCGGGGTCAGGAGGCTGAGGTGTTGGCAGGGACCGACGTGGTGTACGCGCCCCCACAGGAGTTTTTGCATAAGCCTCACCTCCGACCCGCACTTGAAAAGAATCGGGACGAGATCAACGCGGAAGCGAAGAGGGCAGTCCAGATGGTGATAAAGAGGGCCTCAGGATGACTTCTTGGGAATCGTCTCTGAGGGAAGTTTTAATGGCGGACGCCGATGTGTCGGCAGCAGTGGGCGCACGCATCGGGCCGGAAGTTCCCCAAGCGCCGACTTTCCCTTATGTCACGATCGGGGAGGTCGCGACAAGCCAGGATGGTGTCGTCGATTTTAACAATAGTGTCGCCCAAGTAACGGTTTGGGACACGGACTTCACAAGGTGCCAGGAAGTGGCCTTAACGATTCGCTATGCGCTGCAGCGGTATCGGGGGAGAGTCCTCGGGATAAGATTTGAAGGGATAACGTTCGTAAACGGGATGAGCATCAAAGATCCGGAAACAGGGCGTTGGACGCGGCCTGCGGATTACCGGCTGAATTATTGGGAGGAGGAATAATGACACTAGGGAGCTATAAAGAGCAAACGGCTGTACAAGACGCGGAGACCATCCGCATCGGATCAGTCAAGATGGAGATTGGGCCGTATGGGGGCGGGCTGACGGATGTCGGAGCCCTTAGGGGGGCCACCTTCAAAGAGGGGTGGTCGGATGTTATAGTTAAGAGTGACAATGCCGGGACCCTACACGAGGGCATCACTGATCATATAGTGGAGGTTGCGGGGGAGTGGTTCGAGATTAACGTGGCCAATTTGGGGATTGCTTTCGCTGGGTTGGGCACGGCCGATGTGGTTGCTGCTGCCCCTGTGTCGATCACTGATGAAGCGGTGGCGCTAAATGACTACGACCTTACCGAATTGCTACACAAGAACGGGGACGGGTCTGAGGTCGGGTCGATTGTTGTGGCGGATGCGGCGGCGGCGGCGGTCACTTACGTCCGGGATTGTGACTATGTTGTCGTTACTAAAGCGGATGGGCACACGGCAATCGCCAGAGCGTATCCGACGGTAATCGAGGGCGCTTCAGCATTGATTGCTGCGGCGTCTCTTGGGAATACTTACACGCTGAGCACGGGGTCCTGGGATGTCCAGCCTGCAGTCGGTGACCATATCTACGTGGCAGGATTTACAGAACCGGCGAACAACGGGGTAAAGACGGTCACCGCTGTAACGGACACTGTAATCACGGTTGCTGAAACGCTAACCACAGAGGCAGAGGGAGATACAATCACGATCGTGCGTGGCGCCATTCAGGACGGGGCGACGGTATACGTAGATTATGACTATACCCCGCTGACATCCCGGACCTACACAACGGGCGGAAAGACGTCTAAGGCGGCTAGGACCATCCGGCTTACCAATTATGACGTTGACGACAAGGAATGGGTAATGACGATTTACAAAGCCTATATCATGGATGGGCTGAATTTGGTTTTCCCGCCAGACGACGATCCTAACCCGATGCCTTGCCCAATTAGATTCGTTGGTAGGATAGACTCGAGCAGGGCAGCTGGGGATCAGCTCTTTGGGATCGTTGATTCACAAGATACTACTTAGCACAGGAGGGGCGCGATGAGACAACCAAAGAAAGGGGCGGACGGCGTATATGATTTTGACGCGCTAGTGCATGAGCCGCGTTTAGCAAGGGTGGGCGGGGAGGTCGTGGATGTGTCGATCATCCCCGTCTCTGTGACTTTGGAACTGGCGAAGTTTAGCGATCGCACGAAGGAAGAGATCATGGCGGCGGCGGCGGGTGACGCCGAGGGTGAGCTCCGGAGGGTTGTGGGGCTAGTTTCGGAGGTGTGCATGAGGAGCAACCCGAAATTTACAGTTGATTTCCTCATGAAGCATCTAGACTTTGAGAAGATTAAGGCATTTAATAAGTTTGTGCTGCAGCCGGTGGAGGAGCCTGAAGAGGGAAACGCGAAGGCGGTCGAGTAGCGGTCAAACTCGGCCAGATTATCTCAGAGACCACGTATTTGTACAAATGGGCGCCGGCCACAGTCTTAGAGACGATGGACATAAGGGAGCTGGTGTGGTGGTGGCAGACAGGATGGATGGCGTGGGCACGGGAGCGTGGGATCAAGGTTGGTGGTTCCAATGGCCCTACGGGGTCTGACAAGCCAGACCGGATGGCTTTCCGGGCACGGTATGGAACTGGCGGTAAAATAGGGAGGTGAGGCATGGCAGCACTCGGGCAAGTTGGTTCAATGAGCGTGGCGCTGCTGGGTGACGTTAGCAAATTTAACCGCGACATGGACACTGCGGGAACCAGGGTTAAGCGCTTTGCCGACCAGGTTGGTGCGGCTGGGGTTAGGGTGGCCAACGCCGGCAAAGCTATGACCCTTGGTATTACTGCGCCTTTGATTGCCATCGGGACTGCAAGTGTGATTGCATTCGATAAACAAGCAAAAGCACTGGCACAAGTCGAAGCGGGGATCATCTCAACTGGGGGGGCTTGTGGGTTTACTGTAGAGGAGCTGGCGAAGATCGCCGCAGGCCTGCAGGACATTACCCGATTCGGTGACGAGGAGATCCTCACCGGCGTCACCGCACAACTGCTCACATTCGCTAACATTGTCGGGCCACAATTCGAGCGGGCTCAGGTTGCCGTAATGGACCTTGCTGCACGTCTAGGCACAGATCTTAAAAGCGCCGCTATCCAAGTTGGCAAGGCACTCAATGATCCAATAACTGGCCTATCCATGTTGGGGCGGTCCGGTATCACATTCACCGATCAACAGAAAGAGGTTATTAAATCTCTCTGGGAAACAGGTAAACAGGCAGAGGCGCAGACGGTCATCCTCGAAGAGCTTGAACACCAGTACGGCGGGAGCGCTGAGGCGGCCGTAACTGGCGCCGGCAAGATAGCACAACTCAAAAATACGGTGGGGGATCTAAGTGAAGAGTTTGGTGGGCTTATCATGGAGGGGATTGAACCCTTTGTTGAAAAAATCAAGGATCTTACGAATGCAATCGCCGGGATGAGCACCGAACAAAAAGAGAAGCTCCTCAAGTATCTGGCTATCTTTGCCGTGGGAGGCCCTGCCTTATATGCCGTGGGAACTATAGCGAAATTAGTTCCAGCACTATATGGGCTGTGGGCTGCGATTTCAGCTTCACCAATTGGCCTAATGCTGGCAACGGCAGCAGCGGCACTGGCCCTAAACAAGGCCTTTGTGCCGCTCTATGATACAATCTCAGGGGCATTGGGCGACCTTGTCAGGGGCGAGGAAGAGACAATACACGTAACGGAGCGCGTTATAGAGACGTTTGTGGAAGCCACGAACGCGGCTGGCAATGCAATCATCAACAATGTCAATGCCGTGGGTGTTTCCATGGACGATCTTGTGAAAGATCTCCGTAAGGCACAGGCCGACGCACAAGCGGAACTTGAGGCTGGCACACTGAATGCCGGTCAAGCGATGCTCAAATTCAAAGAGGATGCGAATAAAATCCTCGACGAATATGGAGTGATGGACGATTACACGCGGGGCTTAGTCGCGAGCACCATCGAGACCTATATTGCTATGTGGGCCGAGCTCGTGGGAGTTACTGTAGACGCGACTGCAACGGTCATTCCAGAGGTTAAAAAGACCAGCGAGGCAGTGGCCCATGGCATAGAGGCGGCGAAGGATGTAATTGTGCCAGCGGTTAAGGAGATAGCGGCACTAACAACGACAGAACTCGCCGCGGCACAGGCAGAGTTTGCGGCACTCACTGCAGAGCTTGCCAATACGTCTGAGGGTAGCCTAGATTATATCCTTGTTGTGGGCAAGATCCAGAAAGCGTACAAATCGTTAGTCAGTGCGGCGGAGGCTGTGCAGAAGCAGGATAAAGAGGTTGGTGCGGCTCTGGCGGAGTTGATTGCCCGGTATGAGACCCTTGGGCTTGTGCTGGAGGATGTTGTCGTGCCTGCGGCTGAAGATGGGATGGCCAAATATCGGGACATTGTTGTTGATGGGCTTGTAGATATTGCATGGGACGTAGCGACATTCCACCGCAAGATGGAGGAAGCGGAGGAGGACCATCAAAATAAGACGGCAGAAATTATCGAAAGAGCGCAAGACAGGCTTAACGGCATTACTGAAAGTTACCAGGAAAGGCGCGAGGATGCGCAGTTGTCATTCAATCGCACACTAGAAGACATTGAGATCTGGTATTGGCAGCAGGTAGAGGAAGGTGCCGCGGACACTGCTCAAAAGAGGATTGACCTTGAGGCTGAGAAGCAAGACAAAATAGAGGCAGCAAAGTTAGATTACACTCGGCGGCTAGAAGACCTAGATATAGAGTACACCCGTAACATTGAAGACAATGAAGCAGATAGAGAAGAGGCTCTACAGGATGAGCTGGATGCTTACGAGGAGCAGCGGCCCCAGATTACGGAGATAGTCAAAACTGAGTTTGGTAATATGGTGGATGAGATCGTGAAGTCCAAGATTGATGAGACGATTCAAGGCGTCATTGATCAGTTCC